AATTTAATCTTGGAACATTAGGCACTATCTTAGCTGATGCTTTAATTTCAATAGGTAAAGCATTGATATTATATTCATCTCTTGTTCAAGCTGCTAAAAAGGCTATAGAAAGTGGAAATGTAAAAGGTGGATTAATTTTAGGTATAGCAGCAGTTGCGGCAGGATTTGCTCTAAAAGGTCAAATAAACAAGAAAAGGAGTACAGGTCCTAAGGAATTTGCTGAAGGAGGTATCATATCAGGACCTACATTAGGCTTAATGGGAGAATATCCTGGTGCTAGTCGAAACCCTGAGGTTGTAGCTCCTTTAGATAAACTTAAATCACTAATTGGTGATTCGGGTGGAGGAACTTTAGAAGCTAGAATAAGCGGTAACGACTTATTAATATTAATGAATAAAGCAGGTAGAACAAATAATAATACTTTCTAATGGCATTTATAAACCCAAAATACGAGATTATATTTGATGATGTATATGCCAAGCCTGGTGATACAAACGTCACCTATAGGGCTCAGATTTACAAAGACGGCTATTCTAGCGCAACTATATATCCATTAACCGCATCTAATAGTCCTTTTATCATAGAAACTATAGATACAGATGGGAATGCCTATACGCCATTACTTGCCACAAGGGCAACTTTAAATATAGTAAAGAACGAATTTCAAAGCACTAATTATTCCGAATTATTACAAGATTTCTTTACTGCTGATGATAATGACTTCATGATAGTTGTTACAAAAGGAACTTATAATGGTTCTTACACATGGGGTACTGTAATATGGAGAGGGTTTTTTATACCTGTAGACAGCGTACAATATTCTCCTGTAAACCTTAATAGTTTATCATTATCCTTTGTTGATGGTTTAGCTAGGACTAAGAATAAAAAATATTATTCCAATGTAACATTTGGCATAGGCTTTAATTCAGAGGATCAAATAAGTTTAAAAGACTTAATTATTGACTGTTTCTCTAAGACCGAATTTACTTTTGACGTTTGGATTAATGAATACTATAAGACAGCAAACATACCTTCGAGGAACATAGAAAATATGTACCTAAAGAAGAACTACCTAATGGAGCAATATGGAGAGTATTTAAACTACTATGACATATTGGAATATATATGTAATAGATTTGGTTGGGAATGCTTTTATAAGGAAGATAAATGGTATTTAACTTGCTATGGTGCTTTGACTAGGGAAACTAGCATAGCTTACTATGTTTACAATAGTGCAGGAACTTATCAATCTACTCAAACTGTAGATAATACTATTTCAGTTTCTATAGATGCAACTGATAACTTTAAGCAAATAGGACAATCACTAATGATAAGCTTTAATAGAGCTCAAAAGTCTTATACTCAATTTAGCCCAATTTATAATGTTAAGCAACTTGCAGCCAATGGTTGGTTTTTATCTTGGTCAGGTACTAACAATGTGGATGCTTGGATAGAAACTGGTATGGTAGTTTCAAAACTTGACCCTACAAATGGTGGGTTATTTACAACAGATACTACCACAAATTCTGGTGAAACCAATAGAGCAGTTAGGTCTTTTGGTAATGATGTAAAAGCTGGTGATTATTTAAACGTAAGATGGTCAGATTATAAATTTAACTGTACGGCTAGATATTGGGTTAGGATTATACCTTCTGATAACTCTGCTGCACAATACCTTAATAATAGTGGTGAGTTTACAACAACTACAGTATATCTTAATGATTATCCTGTAGGATTCCCTAAGCAAGTATTAGTGCCTATTGATGGTTCTATTGACTTCATAATTTATAGACCATTAGAAACAGGCGTAGATCCATTTTTAGAACTTTACTATTTCTTAGTTCAGAATGTAGGTCCTGTATCTCAAATTTATAATTATGACTCTTATAGAGAGATTGGTAGCATAGATTCTCAATTTAAGCCTGAAGAAGGAGAAAACTTCTCTTTAGGATTTATGTATAATGACATATTTAAGAATACCGATTCTGTTGCTAGGGTTGCAAATGAACCTAAAGATGTAGCAGCCTCTTCTTATGTAGGTATGTATACTACAAGTAATAATAGTGGATTTGCTAATCAATTTGGAAGAAATACATCAGGAGTAAAAGAGTTATTTACATTAGTTGCTGAAGACATTGGTATTGACCAAGTAAAGACTCAAACGGTGATAGAAGGTCAGTTTAAAAGCATAGGTTATTGGTTAGATAGCAAGTTTACATATTCTTTTGATGGTGCTAACACTTATACATACTTATTAAAGTCTTTTAAATGGGATTTGAAACAAGGAGTTCAAGAGTCAGTATTAAAGAAGATTAACTACAATGGCACAACTATAGAAATAGATATATTCAAAAATTTAAATACTAGGAAATAATGGCATCAGTAATAAATGGAACTAATATAGTATTATACAAATACGATTCAAACAAACAATATTATTTTAATGGTTCTGTTAGTCAAGGAATAACTGTAAATGGTTTTGCTTGTAAAGAATTAAGTACTGAAGACATTATTGGTACTTCTACTAACTTTACTAAAACAGGAGCAGGAGTAATAGCTTCTTTTATAACAGATGCTAGTGATCCTAGTATTACAGAAATAGCTGCAGGTACTTGGAGTATCTCAGCTTATTATTCTATTGCTACTGCCTTTGCAGGTGCTAAAGTACAATATAAGCTATACAAATATGCTGGTTCAACAGCTACCTTATTGGCTACTTCAGATGAAACTACACTAACATCTCTAAGTAAGATTGTATATAATACTAATATGACAGTAACTAATACTGTCTTAGCTATTACAGATAGAATCGTTATAGAGGTAAACTACTTAGGAACTACAACCAATGAAATAACTTTATATACTCAGTCAACTAATCCTGGTATAACTACAACTAATATTTCTTTAGGTGTGCCTTTTGGTGCATCAACTAACTGTACTTTTAGTACAAGTGTAGATCAGGTAGAAGTAACTACTACAAATAGTGAATCATATAAAGAGTTCTTAGGCTCTCAGATAAGCTGGAATATCTCTGCTGATGGTTTTATAGCCCTTAGTGACTATTCTTACTTATTCTTGCTTAATAAGCTACAAACAAAGGAACAAATCATTGTTAAATTCCAAATAGATAATGACAATGGTACTGGTTCAGGAACTTTAGGCTATAGTGTATTTACAGGTCTTGCCAATATTGTTAAACTAGATATGAGTGGACCAGTTGAAAATGCATCAACGTATAGTGTCACTTTACAAGGCACAGGTCCTTACACAATTACAGGTACACAAGTTACACCTACAGGAGTAGTAATAGAAAGCTCAAACGTAACTATGCAACAATATACTGCATTTGGTGGTGAAACTACGATCACTTTCTCAACTCAAATTGGTTCTACTTGCTTATCAGTTACAAGAGGCGGAATAGAGGTTAGAAGTATATCAACATCAGGTGTGCCAACAGGTGAGAATGTAACCTTTAACTCATCTACAGGAGTTCTTACCTTTGCAAGAGCATTAGAAGCGGATGAGTTTGTTAGAGCAATTTTCAAATAGATAAAATAGATATAAATGAGTTCACAATTACAGGTATCAGGCGAAGCAAAGATTAGGGATATACAAGGTCCAGTAGTGGCTAATAGTGGTGTAATAACCGCTTTAGATGGTGCTGCTTCTCAATATGTACGAGGGGATGGTACTTTAGCTGACTTCCCAACATCAAGTGGTGGTGGTAGTTCGGTTTCTTATTATTTAAACGGAAGCGTCAATCAAGGCACAATAGGTGGAGTAGCTTATAAGGAATTAAGCAAAGACCCTATTTTAGGAGTAGGAACTGACTTTACCATATCTGCTAATGGTTACGTTGCAAGTTTTATTACAGATGCAAATGACCCTGACTCAATCATAATTCCAGGCGGTAACTGGAATACCGAGATTTACTTTAGCGTAGACTCAAACTCTAATAGTCCTTATTTTTATGTAGAAGTTTATAAGTACGATGGTAGTACTTTTACTCTTTTAGGTTCTAATCAAACAACCCCTGAATACATAACGGCTGGTACTACAATTACTCCTTATTATGGAGCAGTTGCGATACCTACTACGAATACTGCAATTACCGATAGGATTGCAATTAGAATATATGTAGTTCCAGATGGTAGGACAGTTACCTTACATACTGAGAATAGCCATTTAGGGCAAATAGTTACTACATTCTCTAAAGGATTGACTTCTTTAAATAACTTAACTGACCAATCACAATATTTAACAACAGGAACAAGCGGAACTGACTTTAACATTGTTTCAAGTGGGGATACGCATACTTTTAACATTCCAAGTGCAAGTGCTTCTAATAGAGGTTTAATAACCACAGGAGCGCAAACAATAGCAGGTTCAAAAACATTTAGTTCTGCAATTAGTGCTGATGCAGGTGTTTTATTAAAAAATGGTTTTACCACCTACTCTAATGCATACACATCATTGAGTGGAGATGTAGGTAGTTTAGTAATTAGTGGTTCAATTAGTTCAACTCCTTTTGATAATGTATTAGCATTTGCACCTTTAACAAGCAATACATATACTTTCCCAGATGTAACAGGAACAATAGCACTTTTAGAAGGAACGCAGACATTTACAGGAGATAAATTATTCAATGGTTCAGTTGATTTTAATAATTCAGTAAATATAAATAGCGGATTATTTATTAGGAATAATGTAATTGGCTCTACTTTATATACAAGTTTTACGATAACAAAAGCATCAAGCACTCAAACTCTTAGTTACTTATTTAGTACAGGTTTTGCAAGTAATTTACTTTTTAATGATGCAGCAAATTACTCTTACACATTCCCTACTGCAAGTGGTACAATAGCATTGACAAGTAATTTGTCAAGTTATGTACCATACACAGGTGCTACAACTAATGTTGATTTGGGTGTTTATAGTTTAACGGCAAATCAATTAATAGCAGGCGGAGCAAATATAGATAACGTAGCTACTTTTTCAACTTATGACCAAGGACACGCATTGAAACTAAAAGGTTCAACAGGTGATTTATTTTTTGTTCCTTATTTCAGTCCATCAATAGGTGCAAGGATAACTGCACAAAATAGTGCAGCTTCAGCAAATACTCCTTTATCTTTTTATGCAAGTAATTTCTATTTTAATAGTAATGTAAATTTTGGTAGCACATTAGGCAACGGAACTTATACTTATACTTTACCTGCTGCAACAGGAACTCTTGCTCTTACAAGCGACCTATCTGCTTACCTACCTTTAACTGGTGGTACGCTTACTGGTGCTTTAAGTGGTACAAGTGCTACGTTTACACAATCTTCGGCTACAAGTGTAAATGTAAATTCTACAAGTACATCATCTTATTCTGCATTTATATTTAATGAAAATGGAACTCCAAAATCATATTTAGAATATATTAATTCAGCATTTTCTGATTCAACAAGAAGAAATTATACTGAAATATTTAATAATGTAGGTGGTGTTTCAATTTGGACTAATTCTATAAAAGCATTAGATATTAATACAAGTCAAGCTGCTACATTCTCAAGTAGTGTAACGGCAAATGGTTTATATGCAAACGCAGGAAATAGTGCAAGATTTTATAGAAGTGCAAATGATTACTATTGGGGTATAAATAACGATACAAATAACTATTTAAACTTTGGAACTTTTGCAGCAAATGGAACTGCTTATGGAACTAATCCAAAGATGATATTGTTGGACAATGGTAACGTTGGAATCGGAACGAGTAGTCCTAATAGTATTTTAGAAATAAAAACAAGTACTGCAACAAATAGTATTAGACTTGGCGTAATTGCTGATGATAATAGATTTAATATGATTTCCTTAAATGGACTTAATACAGAAGGTAATTATATAGGATTAGCTGGGGGTGGAAGTACTGATACTAATTTATTTTATCAATCAGGAAATGGAGGAGACCATAGATTTAGAACGGGTAACGGATCAGTATTTACCGAACGTATGCGTATCACAAGCGGTGGAAGTGTAACAATTAATGGTGCTTCAACAACATACGGAATGTTGAATGTTAAACAAGTTTCATCACAAATATATGGCGCAATAAATGTTTATTCTAATAATGGTACAGAAACATTTTTAGGTATTGGAAATAATGGAAGTGAAGTTGGACTTGAAGCTACTTATGGAGCTTCAGGTGCATTTACTCCTATTGTTTTTAAAACAAGTGCTGCAGAACGAATGAGAATCACATCGGGGGGTAATGTATTAATAGGTACTACAACAGATTCTTCAGGAGTAAGATTAAAGGTAGCAGGTGGAATTATTGGTTGTTTAGATGTATATAACAATACTACTGGCGTAGGAGCTAATGTAAATATTGACGCAAATGGTTTTTTTGCTCGTTCAACATCTTCTTTAAAATATAAGAAAAACATAAATAATCTTACTAAAGGATTAAATGAAGTTTTACAACTTAGACCAGTTACTTATAATAGTATTAATGAAACTGAAACACAAACTTATGCTGGTTTAATTGCAGAGGAAGTACACGAAATAGGTTTAACCGAGTTTGTTCAATATGCAGAAGATGGAACACCAGACGCATTATCTTATGGTAATATGGTTTCTTTATTAGTAAAAGCAATCCAAGAATTAGAGGCAAGAATTAAACAATTAGAAAATAAATAATATGAAATATTGGTACATTAATCAATTAGACTGCGTTCCACAAGATGGAACTTTAACAGACTTTGTTGTTGTCGCACATTGGAATCGTAACGCTAAAGAAACAATTAACGGAGTAGAATACTTTGCTTCGGTTTATGGCAGTCAATCATTCTCAAAGGATGACGTTACTAACTTTATCCCTTACGAGGACTTAACCTATGACATAGTTTGTGGTTGGTTGGATGCTTCAATAGATGTTGCTGCTTTAGACCTTAATTTAGACCAACAAATAGAGAATCAAGTTAATCCA